TAGGTAAACAAGCAAAGATAAGCTTGCTTAAAAGATTTAATCAGTGGTTTATTGAATAAGTAATGTTGCTTATCAAGTTTCCATCTCGGTCTCGTCCGGAAAAGCTTATGAGTACTCTATCTTTGTACCGTAAGCTTGCGGGAGACTTGTCTAAAATTAAGTTTTTGATTACATTGGATTCGGATGACCCAACAGTTACTCCAGAACTCATAGAGGAGCTACAACCAGCAAATGTAATTGTTGGTGTTTCTGGAAGCAAGATTAAGGCCGTGAATCGAGATATGGATAAGGCTGGAGAATTTGATACCTTGTTGCTTGCATCTGATGATATGATTCCACAAGTTTATAACTATGATTTGCTAATTCGTTCTAAGATGAGAGAACTGTACCCGGATACAGATGGTGTTTTGTGGTTCAATGATGGATTCCAGAAAAACAAGTTGAATACGCTTTCTATTATGGGTCGTAAGTATTACGAACGATTTGGGTATATTTACCACCCGGCATATACATCATTATTCTGCGACAATGAGTTCATGGTAGTTGCTGATAGACTTGGAAAGCAGACGTATATTGATATGGTAATTATCAAGCATGAACATCCTGTATTTACCGGTATTGGTAATGATGCATTGTATATTGAGAATGACAAATACTTTGCAAGAGATAGAGATGTGTTTAAGTCTCGATTGATAAACAACTTTTCTGATGTTTAAGAAAATGATACGTGGATTGCTTCTGGAATATGTTGGCTCTTTATTGATTATGGCATCATTAGTATTGACACATGCGAATCCGGTAGTAGTCGGATTGGCATATACATCGGCTCTTTTCATTGCAGATGGACAGTCTGAGGGGTTTTTTACACCTCTTGGTGTCCTGTTTCAGTATCTTCTTGGTCGGGTATCGGTAACAAACTCTCTGAAGCTGGTTGGGATTCAGATTCTTGCTGTACTCTCAGTAATGCTCCTCCACAAGAGCAGACCAGTTGCGGCACTGTAATTACTGCAAAATATTTCAAGCTCCATAATGGTTTATACATATCATTAGTGTAAGTAAAAATGAGCACACTGTACATCTATACGGATAATAATGTGCTTCGTAATATGCTATTTGATATAGTGAATAATCGCCGGGTTACGGATTCTGGTTTTGACATTCCCATGCTAAATGAAGACGTAAGTATTAATGAAGTTCTTCACACCTTTAATTTGAACATCGTTGTTGCTGCTACTCATCAGAATAGACCAATTCCTTGTCTTCTTCTGCCTCGTTCATCTCTTTCAGCAACACCTTTCCGGATGGCAAATTCTGTTGGACTGATTGATATGGGATACCGCGGTGATGTCAAAGCAAAGGTTGATGTTCTTCGGCGCCCAGGTAACGAATATGTTGTTCCTCGTGGAGCCCGGCTTTTCCAGATTTGCCAAGGTAACTTTATGCCGTGGGACAACGTTGTAATTGTTCAGTTTGAGCGTGAGCTTCCTCAGGCTCCTGACAATCGTGGTGGTGGTGGATTTGGCTCAACTAACTAGAGGATATATCATGACTAATGAGATAGTATCATGAACAATAGCTCCCCAATAAGCAAGATATATGCTTGTTTTCAAGCCAAAAACCATAAATAAAATCAGAACTATAGAACGAAGAAAAGTGTTCAAGATAGCATTTGCTGTAGGAAACAACCAGATGTTCATTTATTTGTATAATACTATGTAAAATGAAAACACGCAAAGCAAGAACAACAAGAAATAAGACTAAAAAGAGGTTTTTGTTTAATCCGAATAATCCGGATAAAAGTTTTGATGTCTATATTGATAAAAATCCGACAGATACAATCCCAATAAAATATACGACAATCAATGATGTTAAAAATACGATTCGTACATTAGAAGCCTTATACAAATCTAAAAGGTATCCTCATAAACGAATATGGCAAGTAGGAATGATACTATATGTTAGACTAAAGGCAATGCAAGAAAGAAAGCCGGGACAGTATAAACTTGCCCTCAAGTACTTTAGATTTTTAAAGCATCGTACTTCACTTGCAGATGACAAACGTTATAACATAAAATTTATAGTATAATACACCGACAACTAATTATTTTAACGGTTAGTAGTTGACGAGGTCAGTCATACTTTTTCATCTTAAAAAACTTTCTTGCCGTAGGACATAAACAAACATGGGTGGCGGTCTTATGCAACTTGTGTCTTATGGTGCTCAGGACATCTATATCTCCGGTAATCCCCAGATTACCTTCTGGAAGATTCTATACAAGCGCCACACCAACTTTGCGATGGAGTCCATTGAGGTAACATTTAACGGTCAGGCTGACTTCAACAAGCGTGTGACGGCTGTGATTAACCGTAACGCTGACCTGATGTACAAGACGTACGTGCAGGTAGTTCTGCCCCAGGTTGAGCTCAAGAGTTCTGGTGCGACGACCGGTGGCTCTCCGCTCACTGCTTTCCGCTGGGTGAACTACATTGGTCACCGCCTAATCAAGCAGGTTGAGGTGGAGATTGGTGGCCAGCGCATTGACCGCCAGTATGGTGACTGGATGCAAATCTGGACTCAGCTTTCTACGGAGGCCGGTTCCACTGCGGCGCTTGACTCCCTGATTGGTAACACGCACGACCTTGTGCTCCTGAAGAAGAGCACGGGTGTTCAGCTTGATGCGACCTGCTCAGCCAACGAGACGACTCTCTCATGCGTGGCGCGTGCTGGTACGCCCGCCAAGACGCTCTACGTGCCTCTTCAGTTCTGGTTCTGCCGCAACCCTGGTGTAGCGATTCCTCTCATTGCTCTCCAGTACCACGAGGTGCGCATCAACGTAGATTTCGAGACCTGGGAGAACTGCACGTATGCTGAGGGCCCCAGTAGCTCCCACACGCTACCTGCTCGCCCGGATGCGCTTTCCCTTGCGGCTGCGTCTCTGTACATTGACTACGTGTACCTGGACACTGAGGAGCGTCGCCGGTTCGCCCAGCAGAGCCACGAGTACCTGATTGAGCAGGTTCAGTTCACTGGTGCGGAGTCTATCACGAGCTCTTCCAACAAGATTCAGCTGAACTTTAACCACCCCGTGAAGGAGCTCCAGTGGGTTGTGCAGCGTGACTCATTCGTGGACTGCTCTTACCAGCCCTGGATTGGCACTGTTGGTGGCCAGCAGCCTTTTAACTACTCCGATGACTTCTCTACGGAGGGTATCATCATGTCTCTCCTGTCTCAGGGTACCAGCGTAACCAGCCCCAGCAACACAATCGCGCTCGGTGGCTCCCTCACTGGCATGGTGGAGGTTGGTGTGGGTTCTAGCATCTACCCCGGTCAGGTGACGTACGGCACTGCAGATGGAAACCACAACAGCATTGGTGACGGCCAGGAGGCGGACTTTGACAACGGTGTGAACTACCTGCTCGCGAAGGTAATCCTTGACTCCGGTGTGCGCTGCGAGGGCAAGAACCCGGTAGAGGTTGGCAAGCTCCAGCTCAACGGCCAGGACCGCTTTACGGAGCGCGAGGGTTCCTACTTCGACCGTGTGCAGCCCTACCAGCACCACTGCCGCACGCCTTCCACGGGTATCAACTGCTACAGCTTTGCTCTCCGCCCTGAGGAGCACCAGCCCAGCGGCACTTGCAACTTCTCCCGTATCGACAAGGCGACGCTCCAGCTCACGGTGTCCCTCAACACGGTTACGGGCTTCCGCACTGCCCAGGTACGCGTGTACGCGCTGAACTACAACGTGCTGCGTGTGATGTCCGGCATGGGTGGCCTGGCGTACAGCAACTAAACGTGATACTAAAAATAGAAATATACGGGGAAACCCAATATTTGCGACCAAATGGTCCTAAATATTGTTTTGTTTTCAAATACCATCATCATCGCGTCTTGTCCACATATTAAACATTGCTTGGTTCAATTCCGGTTTTGTTAGTTCTAATACTCCATCTGTATTATACTCAATTATACTTGATACATCTTCTATATGCTCAAAGGGTTCATCTCTTGACATATATTGGCGTTTAGCTAACGGTCCGTGGAAAAGATGGTAAATTTCAACTTCTAAAAATCCAACTATAATATCCGATATTTTTAAAGCCCAATCATCGCGTGTTTTGCGATATAATTTAGTTTTTTCGTTAATAAATTCAAGCTTATTGATAGTGTATGCAAAAATAGAATCACCGCATCCAACAATTGATAAATCATAAAACCCGGAAGTTTGATACCATTTTCTTGTAAATGCCCAACCAAACCCTGGGTGGTACTCTTGAGTTTTGTTTTCCCAGAAGCCGCATGTTTTATCTTTGAGATACGTACACGCTAAAGCTGATTTCTCTACATTTTTATATGTTATATCCAACCAATGTGCATGAGAAAATGGCTGTACAACATTGCATGTATCAAGTGTTTGAGATAACATGTCGTACCAATTTGGGGTTGTATAAATAAGGTCTGCATCAAGACATACTAGTTTAGTAAACGTGTCCGGTACCTTCTTTTCCAGCAAACGAATTAGATGTTCCTTTTGGAATAAATAACTTGAAGCATACACGTGAAATGCATCGCTGATTTTTGGGCGTTTTCCGTGGATAACCAACTCCATAGTAAATACCGGGATGTTTGCTTGTTTCATTTTTTCAATCATGTATAGGTAGTTAATTAGAATCCGCGCAGACCCACAATAGTCAAAAAATACAAACAGAACTGCAAGGTCAGACTTTGTTGGGGTAGCATATGACATGTTTTCTAGTTCAATTTCTTCTTTCTCCACTTCTTTTTCAGAAAGGTTAAACTTCGGCAGCTTAAAGTTCAATTTAAAAGCTAGTTGACTATCTTTTTCTATTTTAAGTTCTTCTATTTTTTCTGGTAATTTCAAGTTAAAATTGGGAACTTTATATACCCGGTCACGTACTTCTTGTTGTTCGGTATCTACCTTTGCTGGCGTAGGTAATTTAATTTTTGGAATTTGATAACTACGTGTTTCAGCAGGTCTATCATCAACAATAGAAAGAACAACGGGTTCTTTAGACAAAAGTGGAGCTTTTAAGTTGTATCTTGGTGCTCTGATGTTAGTAGAAATCAATGCCGTATCCGGTTCAGGTACATGTATTATTGTAGCCCTTTTTAAGTTGTATATGGGTGGTTTGAGAATCTCTTGTTTGCTGGGTGCCCGTTCAACAAGATATTTACGTTGTGGTTTTGGTTCATTAAACTTGTTGTCCAAGATATCTTGTAACAAGTCCATTATTTTAGCGATAGAATCTTATTGTAAATAAATATACTCGGTTCTGTATCTCGAAACATAGAATATATTAGTACAGGAAGACAAGCCTGTTTATCTATACCTGCTTTATTGATTGCCCATGCGTATGCTGAAGTTCCTTTTAGATAATCTTTAAACATGGACACTTTCTCTGTTACGCATTCCCGGTATGTAATATCTAGACAGTGTACGGTATCAAAACATTGAACAAAATTGTGGGTGTTTAGAAGTTCCGATAGCATGTTATACCAGTCTGGTTCTGCAAAAATAACATCCGGGTCAATCAACGCTAACTTTGTGTATGTTTCTGGAATCTCTGTAAACACAGGTATCTTTGCTACTTTCATTTTTTCAAGCATGTACAAGTAATTCATATGACTTCTCGTAGTTGACTTTTTGTATGGTATTACTATTGCTAGGTCAGCATTTACCGGTTCGTTATAATATAGTTCTGCTATTAGGCTTGGCATTTTATTGTAGTATAATAAACAAATGCCATCTAAAACACTTAAGATAGGGTCTCGCCGTCAAGTATACAATGGTTCTGCAGAGAAGACACAGGGCGGTCTAACAAAGCCGGACCTTATTAAAAATAAGCATGGCCGGATTGTATCTGCAAAGAAACATCATACCATGCGTCGTAAATCAACGTAGAAGATGCCATTCGCCTAAATTGACTCCTGTTCCTACATTTTTAGTATACCAAATTTTTGGGAGTTTATTCCAAAAATATCTAGTGGATGATTCGCCAACTTGCATTCCGGGATAGTTTTGGTCATGATATGTTAGCGCATAGTTTCTCTCAGATGATGCATGTACATGAAATATTTTAATAGCCGGTCCATGATTTAATAGTTTTAATCCTGCTTGATGCATGGAAAGTGTAAAGCGATTTTCGCATCCAAGAACTCCAGGATACAAATCTGCTATAATTTTGCGAATTGGTTTATATATGACCCATGCATCTTGAGATACACCAGACACCTCTTGCCAGAAAGTTCCTTTCCATTCTGATACCGGGCGTCTGTAATCAGATTCTAATTGGTAACGAGTTATGCAGTATGCATTATTCGGTTTAATTTGGTTTATTTTTGCAGTTGAAGCATAGTCAAATACAATATCAGAATTAGCAATTGTATTAATATCACCCAAGTCGAACATATCGGTAAATGTCTGATATGTTGGGCGCACTGTAATAGGTATACATTCGAGTTTAGGATGTTTATGTGGAAATTCAATTTCGCAAAGAAGTTTTAGTTTCTCGATGTATGGATTTTCCAGATTTACTTCAATTGAGCGCAACACTTCATTACGGTGTTCTTCGTCTTTAATATGAAACCACGATGTCCAGAGTATCATTTGTAAAAATGGAATCTTAATTTCTAGAAATCTTACCACTACTAAGAAATCATGGCTGCCGCCATGAGCGCTCCGGGCGATTTCTCCTTCATCGGAGACGAGGAAAGTCAGTTCATGTTGAAGGACATGTACCAGGCTGTGACCGTGAGCGAGAACTGGGACAACCTGAAGGGGTTTGTGCCCGGTGGCGGCGGATTCATGTTCAGTGAGATGCCCGCGTGGTTCTCGCTGATTGACCAGGCTGTCAAATACGACGGCCACAGCGGTGCAAGCCATGGCTGGACGATGCGCTGCATTGACTACATAGCCAAACACGGCTGGGAGAACTTCGTCGCGAAGATGTCCAAGCCCGACGAGGCAACAAAGCGGCGGCTCCGGATTCTGGAGCTGCCATACTCCATCCAAGAGGCCAGAAATGAGCTTAAGAAATGGGAGAGTTACTCGAACACAGCGCCCGACGCCGATGCCAAGAGTCGCCTGCGCCAGCGCATCAGCGAAGCATCCTATAAGGTTGCCGAGCTGACAGTTGAGCTCCGCGAGCTTAGCCGCTAATACGCCGAAAGGCAATTTTTAAAATGGATTTCTTTTTTTACAAGATACTAGTTGCTACCACCATGGCCTGCTGCAAAAACTGCAGCTTTACGGCCTACTATACAATCACGCCACCCCTCATTTGTCAGAAAGGAATGACACCGGAGAAGGCCAGAACGGTCGACTTCCGAAGCACCAAGCCTGAGCCTGCTCCAGAGTGGGTCAAAGACGTTATCAAGAGCCCAGCCACTAAGCCCAGCATTGGGTTGATGATGGCTGAGTTCTTAATGAGGGTTTACAAGTGATAGCCTTCGGGCATTTTTCTACTTAAACGCACGAGCAGAAGAAATAGAAATGTTCACGGTTGAAGCGAAGACAGTTCAGACAGGTGCAGTCCGGACACTCATTGAGGCTCTTCGTTCTATTCTAGTGGAGATGTCTCTGCTTTTTGATAAGGATGGCATCAGAATGGTAGCAATGGATAACACTCGTACCGTTCTTGTTCATCTCCGGCTTCATGCAGATAAGTTTGAGAAGTATGCCTACAATCACAACACTCCCAAGTTTGTAATTGGTGTGAACACTGACCACCTTTACCGAGTTGTTCGCACGGCTACGAATGATGACACATTGTCATTCTATGTTGACAAGGATGACCCGAACTCTCTTGGTATCCTAATGGAGAATGGTGAGAAGAAGCAAGTACACAAGTATAAGTTGAACTTGCTTGACCGTGATGAGCCAGACCTCCAGCTGCCTGATACTGAGTTTAGTACGCGTATTACTATGCCTTCACTGGACTTTCAGAAGATTTGCCGGGATATGACGCTTCTTTCAGCAAAGACTGTTGAGATTACCAATGTTGGGTCTTCACTGACCTTCAATTGCAAGGGACACTTTGCTTCCCGGACAACGGTGATGGGTGATGGAGAGGCTGATTTCAATATCCACAAGAAGACGTCTGATGAGATTGTGAGTGGCCAGTTCTCTTTGCCTCATCTTGTCCTATTTACCAAGTGTACCAATCTGTGCAACAATCTGGAGGTGCATATGAAGAATGGGTGGTTTCTGATGATTCGATATGTGGTTGCTAACCTTGGCGAAATCAAGCTTTGCTTAATGCCTTGTACAGCATAGCTAACAACCACCCAGCTCCAACTTCACCAAGCTTAATTGCAGTATGGTTTAGCGTATTTCCAGATTTGATGACACCTTCAAAGAGAAAGAACCTAATACCTAAGGCATACTGGAGAAACTGATATCCCAGCATGGCGTATAACACTTCAGGATAAAAGTACCCAATAAATCCAATAATAATATGGGATACAAGGTATACAGGGTGTCGTTTGAACATCACAATTGTATATCATAAAGACTATAAATATGTTGCATGAGTATTGAAAGCAATTCCAAAGTAAAACATGAAACAGCCACTGTCTCTCCCATAATTAGCCGTGTCATTGCTTCGGAAAGACTGGTACCCATAAGTGTACTAAACATTTGAGACAAGAAAACATTGGATGGAGGAACAATCCGGGTTAAACTGAGTTCAGCAACAGTAAAGATACATACGTTTAAGAATATGTGCTGCAGCCATACCAGAACCATACAGATATAGCAACCTAATTTGAACTGCCACGATGGATATACTGTATGTGCTAAACCAATACAGAGCATCAGAGTTGATGATATCAAAACATGTAGAATAGCCAGAATATAGCCTAAAATTTCAGCATCAGTTGTCAACCATTTATATAAAAAAGTAACAGTAGAAATCATCCACTCCTTTAGGAACCGTATGACTTGTTCCTTTTCCATTGAGTATAAATCCGGGTATTTATAATACCAAAAAAGCATAATGGATTACCTGTATGCTTTTTTAGGAGGGTTGCTATGTAAGGTATATGATGACTTTAATGATAACCATATGATTGGCAACCATGTTCAAGAAATTTTAAAGGGGTCCCAGTGGATTCTATTAGCAATTCTGTGTCATGCTGATTTTAACTTTGCTTCAATCATTTTTATACTAAATGCCTTAAATGCAGTGAATAATTGGGAGGAATGGGATTTTCCTTATGAAACTTCTTTGCTGGTATTGGCACCGGTATTTTTACTGATGAGCTTCCACACTATAAGCTATTTTTCAATGTATGATTGGTTATATTTAATCATTTTTACTCTTTGTATGGCATTGGAACCCTTATTCATAAAAGAAGAATTCAGTTACCGCAAACTGATGGTACGTGGATGCCTTTCAATAAATACATTATTTGGAATTTGTATAGCTTCATATTTTGACATATCACCAAGCATCTTAAAATTTAGTTATTACTGTCTAGGTTATGCATTGTTTTCATCCGGGTTCCAAGCATATTTACTTACGCGTAGTCCGGTTACGTGATTTGTGCTTTCTAGGTGTTCTGCGCCCACCCTTTTTAGTAAAATACCCCTGCACTTTGTCTCTCGTTTCTATGAACTGTTGCGTTGCAACATTTGCAAGTCGTGCTCCATCATCTACAAAATCAAGTGCACTTCCTCTGCTTACCCAAGGAACGTATTGATACTTACTACAATCATTGTAGATGTTTGCAACAAATGTTTTGTTAACATCTGAACCGGCAATTTCCTTTCGGTCTCCTTGCGTTTTTGCTGGGTTACCCATACCTGCTAGCCGCTGAGAGCCCATAAAGAACATACCAAAATATTCCATATGGGGGTATGGTGCCCAAGCGCTTCCTCTTACTCGGATATAGTTTGCTCCGCCTTGTACAGAAGAACTGGCTACTGTAGGAGCTTCTCCGATTACTCGTTGAACTTCAGCATCTAGTTTCAACTTATTTTTAATATCCCACAAATCCATTGGTTCAGCAAAAGGCCATGTAGCTGCATTACGCTTATTACCATTATCAATTGAAACACCGTGCTGTGACCGGATAAAGTCTAAGGTGTTTGTCTTGGTTCCCCATCCGGGGTGAACCATAATTCCAGGAGGTATATCCGTTACATTATCACCTGTTAGTGCTCCAACAGATTCAACACGAGTCAGTGTGAACTTTCCTTGCTTTGAAGTGAAAAAGAAGTTGTCAAATGCATCTTTTGAAGTAGGAGCAATAATCTTAGGAGCACCATATGAAATAATGTGAATCTCCTTTTCCGGAAACTTTAGAGCTAACATAGCACCAGCTAACTCTGCTTCTGCCCCTCCCTTAGAATGACCAAAAACAAAGATACGAGTGGCACCGGGGCATACTTTTTCCATAGATTCTACGGTGTTTTCAAAAATCTCAACAATCGGAACAACAAATGAGGCAGCAACCATTAGTCCGGGAGGACCACTGGGAACAACCGATGCAATTGTAGCAGAAAAGTCTCCGGGAGCAACAGAGCGCAAATTCTTTTCCCAATTTCTCAAACTGCTAGAGCCCTTAAAAACTACAATACAGTCACTAGCTGTGATAATCGTATTAGGATTAGGTTTCAGAGCATTTGGGCTAACAACCATACATGTAGTATCTGTAGGACTGCTAATATAACGTACTAGAACTGGTTGACCTGCATGGTCAATGCCATCGGGACATGCTTGGAGTTCATATGATTCTGGAGGAGCAAAACTACCACTGACTCTAGCAGTGATATTTCTCTTTTTACTTAAAAACTTCCAGTCATAATGAGTGATAACTTTATTCAGAATATCCGGTGAAAGACCAAATCCCTTTAATGATTCACGGATGATGCCAACATCAGAGTAGACTAAACGACATGCTTCTGCTCCGATAAAAAGCATGTATTCAAACTTCTTGACATCGCCACTACAGATGGACATCATAGAGTAGTCTGGCCCACCTTCTGCTTTTTGTGGAGAAGCAGATGTTATTGCAAGTAATGGTGTTTTTTCAGTAGTTGATGCTCCTGCACCCATTTATATTCTGTAGATGTTTTACTTAGGACGAGCCTTGTGTGAAGTATATGTTACGTCATCTGTTACCTTGTAGTAGGTCAGGCCGGGGTTTAGGTTGGTCTTCTCTGAAACTGCTGTAGATAGATTCCAAATTTTGATGATATGAAACTGACCCTTAGGAGAGATGGAAATCCCAACAAGCGTTTCTTTGTTCTTTACGAGAAGTTCATCTGAAGCACAATGGACCATTAGGTCAATAAAGCTTGTCTGTGCTTGGGATGCATCAATCTTCTTAGACCATGCACCGCCATTCTCGTTTTCTTTACACTCCCATAGCGGGGGGAATCCCTTGCGCATGAAGAAGTACATGCCACACTCCCAAGCTTCCTTAGGAATGGTATCGGTGATGCTCCAAAATTGTTCGGGTGTTGATATATCAGCTATCATAATGTAGCTGGAAAGGGAATAATCCCGGTTATCGGGGTCGTGATACCACAAAACCCAAGTTTGCTGGAATTTTGTGGAATCCATGGTTATGCTATTAAGTAGTTATATTCTGTTTAATCCGTTTTAGATGCCTATGCCATAAGTCTCGAATGTTTCAATCTCTGGTTTGAAATCAGAATCAAGAGCTTGTAGCATAAGTAGTTCATTTTTATATTCAGCACTCATTGTAGCATCTGTGGTAATAAAGTGAGTTTCAACAATATACTCGTCAAACTGAGTACAGAAATACTTCAAGTTCCGGTAATAGAAGAAGAGCTGTCGCAAGTTCTGAGGCGTAATAACTGCAATCTTACCCTCAATAATACTGACAATCTTATCCTTTGTATTCCATTCCAAAATATCAAGCTCTTCTTTTGTTGGAATATCATCTCCTTCAATCGTGAGCTTAAGAATCTTCTCTTGCTCAATTTTGTACTCCCCCCTTTCAATCGCCTTCTTATGATTCGCACATTTCTGCTTATACAGCATCAGCATAAGCTCTTTCTCGCACCTATTCCGATTCTCACTTACCTTCTCTGAATCCGGGTAATAGTTTGTCTTAATTTCATCGTATAACTTCTCAAGCTTTTCATCGCGATTACTGAAATCACTTTTAGTAGTCTGTGTTGCTGGAAGGTCTGCAGTATCTCCAGTGAGATTTACCAGAAGAAGATAACCGCCATACTTGTAATCACGCAGAATATCAAAGATTTCTGTAAAGATTCGTCCTTTTACAAGACGTCCGTGTTTGAAGACATAGACTCCTGCGTTGTCCGGATGCCGCTTGAAAACTGGATGAGTTTTTATAAAATCCAACGTCAAATGATACTTCCATACTTCTACTGTGACTGGCTTTGTCTGCTCGGAAAGTTGTAACGGAAATGGCTTTGTATTTGCATTTTCCATCTTACGAACACCATTCTTGTCATATAGAGTATATGGTTTAACAACCTCTCCATTCAGGTAGATTGAGAAGCTACCATTTATAACCTTTTCGTTCATCATCCAGAGAGTCGCAAGATACATCTTAAGTCTGTCAATAAGGAGTGCTTCATTTGGCTTACCCTTGCGGTCGTTAAGGTATAGTGTCTTATATAGCGTATCACTGACTACAGTTTGTACAACTGTAGAATTTTCGTATGTCATGCTTCCGATATATGTATCTGTCTTGCGAAACTTCATATGATGGTTGTATGGTGCTCGGACTTCGCGTACAATATTCTTCTGCTTAATCTGAACAGCCCAGTTAGCATTTGCCGGGTCAGTATTTGCAAGAACCTGCTTTAGTCCACAATTGTGTTCATTGAGACCAATCTTTACAGACCCAACCTTTTTTCCAAATCCGAAGCACTTTGTTAGAGTAGTTTCATCAAGCTTCCCCCATGTGCCATTATCTTCAACACGAAGGATGCGTTTGCCGGCTTCCTCCTTGATAGTAATCTTGCACTCGGATGCTCCTGCTTGAAGCGAGTTATCAACAACCTCTCCAATAACATCTGCTAGTGTTGGATAGTTAGTATTCCCCCATGCTGCCCATGTATACTCCGGATTTGCATCTACCTTGAACTCGATGTCCATCTTTGTATGAAATCTATGAGGTCAAAAACGAATTCGTTTTCATGTTGGCTTTTAATAAGTAATACAATGATTTCAAGTGCACTTATCTACTCTGTTCGCTTCGGCCCAAAGCTAGCGCTTTCTGAGGCAATGCTAGCAAATATTGCGAAGCTCCGGACGGTGCCAGCAACATACCGACCTATGCGGCCAATGCGCCCCAAGTATACCTCTAAGAAGCGTGAGGACACATCTAATTGGCGGTCTCACGCGATTCTAGATTGCGTACGCCGAGTTCGCGAGACAGCTGACCCTCAGTATGATGAGATGTTTGGTATCTTTAACAAGGTTGCTCCGGCAAACCTGGACGCCTTATCTGTCCAAGCGATTGCAATCCTCAAGGCAGGCGATGAGCAGTTCCGTCTTCGCGTGACTACTCTGCTGTTTGATAAGGCTATTCGCGGTTCTGCCTTTGCCGGAATCATGGCAGACCTGGCTGCACGACTAAATGCTGTAATTCCAGATGTATCGGAGGACCTCGAGACTCACGTCCAGATGTTTGGAACACTATATGATATGAGCGGAACTCTTACGTTCCCCAAACTAGAAGAGCCGGATTTTGAAGATAAGGTTGTAGCCTGGTCTAAGCAGAAGGATGTGCGACGTGGATATGCTCGCTTTCTAACTCACCTGTACAGTCGCGAGCTTGTTTCTGGGCAGGCACTTCAGGAGTCAATGCAAAAGGTTATTACTGATTTGAATGATACACTGGTTCAGCCAAAGTCCGAGCAGACAGATGAGAATGTTACTCAGTTTGCTGATTTCCTGTACGAGATTGCAAAGCTTCTGAAGCCGACTGCAGTTGAGCTGCGTGGTTTGATTCTCAGCAGTGTGGATACAATTCTAAAGCGCCCGCGTCCGGAAGTTCCGAGTCTAAACATGCGTTCCCGGTTCAAGCTTGAGGATGCAATGAAATGCGTTAAGGTATGTTGAAAACAAAGGTATGAACACAATAAATGTCTGTACCATCTGCCACAGTTCTACTTCGTGCGGCTCAGGTCAGCATTGATGAGGACAAGCCCATCTATTTTGACTACTATCGCGATAGTGTAGAGAAGAAGTGTTGCATTGGAGTCCAGGGTACCACAAAGTACCTTGTAAAGTCCAATGACGAATATACATCAACTATTCAGTCAGTTTTTAAGTGCGAGAGCTGTTTCATCGTGATGACTGAAAATAGTCTATATGTTGTAGATGCCGGAATTCCTATTAAGCGCGTAATGGGGTCTACAGAGGAACCTGCCAAGTAACATAATGGAGTTCCCACCACCCCACTACGTTCTTTTTGAACCTTTGAATGATGTAGAAACTAAAAATGCATGGGAACGGTACAAACAGGCCCATTCCGATGTATGCGAATTTGATGAAATTAATGCCGCAGCAATGTTTTCAGTAGAGACATTTGCTCCGTGGTTTGATATGTGGATATCAAGTGTATCAAAAAAACAATCTACCCGGCTACGAATTCTCTTAATTTGGCATTCTGAGTTTTTGACTTTTGCTTGTCAACAGATGCTTCGTCGTCAACTAGAACAACGGTCATTTAAGAATCGTGTATGGTTTCATGTAGAAGACCCAACAACGCTTCAATCTGCTATCCTAAGCAGATGTATTACAAAACGAATGCCCATTTTTATACATGAAGCATCATATAAGGAAGTATGATTCGTGTCTTTACAGATGGTGCCTGCAGGTCAAACGGCAAAGCAAATGCTGAAGCTGCATATGCCGGGTACTTTCCTGATAATAAGGAATGGTCTTTTGCTACAAAGATGCCTGAATCAGAAATGCAGACAAATCAGCGAGCAGAGTTAAAGGCAATTCATGATTCTGTGAATGTCATTTATGAAAAGTGTGGGGCTCCAGCAGAGACATCTATTCAAATCTATACTGATTCTGTGTATTCCAAGAATTGTTTGACAACTTGGCTTCCGGGTTGGATGAAGAATAAGTGGAGAACGGCAGAAGGAAATGATGTCAAACATCGTGACCTAATTGAGCATCTAGCTTTGCGTTTGACAAAGTTCAAGGAATATACAATCACATATGTCAAGGCACATACTGGGAAGAAGGATGAACTTAGTATTGGTAATGACATTGTAGATAAGATGGCGGTTTCAGTACTGATTGAGACAGCAGAGGTAAAAGTAATTAACCGGACGGAAGGAATATTTCCAGATTTGGCATTATCTATTATGGGACCGCCAATTGAAGAGGCAACAATTATAGAATGGTGTAAGACTCATATGCATTTGCTTGATGCTCAGGCTTTGAAGACAGGATTATTTGGTGCTTTTCAGAAGACAGTTAAGAAAAACGGATACAATACAGAGGTACAGAGAATGAGTAAAACTCGCGTAGTTCGCCTTACCACAGGTTTAATTAAAGAAGGAATTACTATAGTAAAGGAAGAATGAGTGCCTATGTGTTCTCGTCTCCAACCTGTCCCCCGTGCCAGGCTTTGAAGCCGGTCATTGAAGACTTGAAGGAAGAATTTCCAACTCTTCAATGGATTCATGTGAACATCAAGGATGACCCGGCGGGTCTTACCCAAAAGTATGGTGTGAAGGTTGTTCCTACTGTTGTCGTTGACAGCAAGAAGAGAATTGAGAGTCATTCTGGAACAGCTGCGATGGGATATTACCGAATTCTACGCAACGCTACGCAGCAATAGAGTCAGTCACAAGCTGACCATTTTTATATAGTTCTGCTACGAAGGTATTTTCAGTATCTTGAACAGCTTGAGATGTTCCGTAGCCATGATGTTTATGTTTCTTATCACCTTCACCGGTGGTTCCTCCATCATTACTATTTCCACCAGTTCCACCAGCGCCTCCGGCAGTAGTCGATGTTGGGAATGGGTCATACTTTAGTCCTCCAGCAAGGGATGTTGACAAGTATGCAATTAATGCAGTAATAAATCCAATCACAATTGCTAAAAAGATATTAATTATGGTATTGCCAAATAGGGGCTTGTAGGAACTACTGCAGCTGCCTAATGTAAATGCCATCAGTTGGATAACAAGAACAGAAATAAACCCGATTAACATGCCGCCATACTGTCTATTCGTGTGTCGTGCCCACATAACATAATATGATGCAATAGTTGAAGTTGAGATGAAAGCAGTAGGAATCCAGGGAGATTCAGCATTTTCCATTCCTGGAATTGTACACCATAAAAGTCCAGACGTATCTTGTGCTGAAAGGTCTATATCTTGTGTTGATGCATATGCCTGTCCTCCTAATCCAACTATAAGCATTGAAAGAAATGCTCCAATTGAAGGAGCAGACAATCTGGGAGTCAGATATTCCTGATTAATGAAGTCTCCGGCAAATCCATATGTCAGCAATGCAAATGGTAGTAAGTTTGCTATAAACGTAAGTGCAATGAGCGGAAGTTGTGGGGCACTTGTTGGTAAAGAGCCTTGATACCTGATTGTCAAGTACATAGCAATAGCGACTAAAAGTCCACCACCGAGAAAAGATAAAACATCTCCGGTTACTGAATTCATCTTATTATAACTGATGCGAGATGCTTTTCATAACAAAACCTATTGAGGATATAAATGAGTATATTCTCAAGTAACAATTGGCCGCCAAGTTGTTCATCTGCTAAGCAGAGTCCTATCAATTTAACTCAGTCCGGAGCAAAGCCATGCAACTTAAAATGCGACCTTGTGATGGACGATGGATTCGTTACACAGGGAACTGTTAGCATTTCTAACGAGGGAATGATTCTGGAAAGCTCTTCTAGTCTTGGTTCTTGTAAGTATGGTGGTGAGTCTTACGTTTGCCAGGGAATCTCAATTAATCACCCAAGTCATCACACAATTGAGGGTGTCCAGGCAGATGGTGAAGTAACTGCTATTTTCCGGAAACCAACCGGTGAGCTAATGTGTATGAGCACACTTTTTAGAGTGAATAGTGCTCAGACACCATCATATAGCTTTTTTAAGCAGTTTGTTCCATATGCTGTAACAACTGGTGAAACAAAACTTCAGTTGCGTGATTTCAGCATTGCAGCCTTAGTTCCTCCGCAGGCTTCTTATTATGTTTACAGCGGTTCATCACTTGTTCCTCCATGTGTACCCTGTGACTGGCTTGTTTTTAAGCAGATGATTAACATGGACCAAGGAGATTTTGCATATCTTGTACGAAATGTAGAAGCCGGGTCAAGACCAGTACAAGGCCTTGGAGACCGAGAAGTCTTTTTTAATGACATTAACAATATCCCGGGAGGTCCTATGCCAAATGATGGCAAGTTCTATCTGCGTCTAAAACCAGCTGGGGACTCAAAGATTGCTGTTTCAAAGCCATCACCTCCTGCAAACTTAAAAGGAAATACAGGGTTGTCTGCTACAGACGAAGCAGAAGAAGTAAAAAATCCTACAACAATCCAGGGCTGGTTCAAAAGCATGTATGACAAGTATGGAGGCTGGTTTATTGCAATGAGCGTTCTAGCAGCAATTGGAGTAATTGGAGGTATTTATGCTGGATATTCAAGTGCAAATACGTCACCATATACTGCTGAGTTTGCTAAGCCAGCAGCTGCATGGACTGTTTCAATGTTAACATGGTTCTGGTCACTAGTAGTGTCGGCATTTAAGTGGGCATGGTCAATTATGGTTGGAGCGTTCACTTGGCTTATTGGTATAGTTCCAAGAATGTTTGAAAGAGCTGAAAAGGCAACAGAAGATGCTATAGCTAAAAAGGCTGCAGAACGTGCAGCGCGTGCTCCGGCAACAGAAGATGCTATAGCTAAAAAGGCTGCAGAACGTGCAGCGCGTGCTCCGGCAACATCACCATAATGTTTCCTGGTCTTGTGCCAGACCTTCATAATTATCAAACTCAGGTTCTGCCTCAAAATTAGGTTCCTTCTTTGGCTTGCGAGGCTTTTTCTGTACCATTGTCCACTCATCTTCAGCCTTTGGTTTGACTTCAGCGGTGACCGGTAAAGGTTTGGGTGTAGGTACGGGGGGTGGGACAACATGACGAGAGCGATGAAAGTGGAATGCTTGGTATTCCTCTTGCTCTTTCCTGGCCTTCTCTGCCTTATATTCTGCCATGCGGGCGTCAACTCTCTCCTTTAGCTCAATTGCTTCTCTCTTCTCCTCCCATTCCTTTGCCTTTGCGCCGTATGATAGGTTGGCCTTAGCAATAACCGGGCCACCACCACCAAGTGATGGAAAGTGTTGTTCACTTCCTTCCTGTATAATCTTGATTGACTCTTCTGCCTTCTGGTCGGCAGTCAGTTCTTTGCGCAGTCTAGGGGGGACATATCGGGACATTTTTGAGGGTTGTTATATATTATAAACATCATCCATTTTGAAAATGGAACTTACGGTCTGGATAACTTAAATAGTAAGAATGGTTGTAGCAACAGTTGTAGCATCTAATGGCTCTCTGAGTGAAGTAACTATTCCAGCAAAGACAACTGATGTGCTGGAATGGATTCGTAAGAAATATAAGCAACCTGGAATTCAATTCCAAGGAAAGCTTCCGGACCCCTTGAAGGAGGAACGATGGCTGTGTATTTTCGCAAAGGTATCTGATGAGGATGAAGATTCAAATCAACATATGCTTCCTTCTCCTCTGGACGAAGAGTCTTATGCTGGTTCAATTCTTATCCTTGCTACAATGTCTGAATCAGATGAGTATGGAAAGCCGGTAGCATCATATGTCAACTTGTCTGTTGAGGATTACGAGACTCTGTATCATGAGTGGTCATTTAATATGTCTGATGATGAGGAAGAAGTAGCAGATGAGGAGGAAGATGAAGCAGATGATGCAAGCGAGGAACCGGACGAAGCCCCTCGCGTTGCAGCACCAGTAGTAGCAAAGACTACAAAGACCAAGAATGTGTTTGTAGAGTGTGCTATTCGCGATAAGGTCATTGCTAATCTTGCAGAGTGTACATCTCAAAAGATTGCTGTGGAGCTTGAAATTCACCTACTACATAATATTGTCAACTACTGCAAGTCCAATGGCATTGATGTTGATTGGGCAAATAAGGTATTCTGGAATACGTACCGAAGCAAAGCCATTTCTCTGTATGAGAACCTACGAACCGATGGCACTGTAGAGAATACAGAGAAGTGGGCAGAAAAATTACTATCAGGTGAAGTGGATTCAAAGGCATTTGTAGAAATGCCCGCAGAGGAGCTGTGTCCTTCTCGGTGGAAGGCTGCGCTGGACAAGATTGTTGAAACGGAGATTCTTCTCTATTCGAAGAACGTGAATGCAGCTATCTATCTATACTGCTCTCGTTGTAAGAAGAAGTCAAAGTGTGATTACTATCAGATGCAGACGCGCTCAGCAGATGAGCCCATGACGACCTTTGTTACTTGCCTGGAGTGTGACCGGGAATGGAAATTCTAGGCACTACCGGTGTTCCTCCAGAAGTAGGGGCTGTTCCAGGCCTAAGCGGTTCTGGGGTAATTTGTGCTCCTGTCGTCGGATGAAATAGCTTAACATCAATCTTTGAATTTGTGTCTGGCGTAAACGATTCAGAGTTCTCAACATATACACGAATTGGGTCTAATCCATTTGTGATTTCAGGTTTAGAAACATTAGTTTGCTGATGAAATTTTTCATTGAACATTCCAATAATTGGGTCCGGAATTTGGGGGCTGGTTTCTGCAAGGCGTTCGAGTTGTTCTCGAATAATCTTAAGCATGTCCTTTGCCTTCATACGTTCCTTACGGGGTAAGCTCAGCTCAATAACAATAAACTTATGAATTTTTGCATATGTCATTGATGAAATCTTATGACCTTCTGAGCGTTTGGCAAATCCAAAATAATTTGAAATAGTGTTCATCACCCCAACGCTCAAGCTAATCAAACCAATAACAATGCTGGCAGCCTGTGATTGACCAAATAATGATTGTGATGCAATAGACCCGGTTCCAGCAATTGTAGATAAAACAATTACTGGAAGAGCAATATTGGTATCATATCTAGTTACCATTCCTTGTGATTTGTTATGAAGCCATGCATAGCAGAGGGCGCGCTCTCCTTCTTGGGACAAAATTTCCTCCAGCTGTTGGTTCCAATGAATTTCCTCCGTCTGTTCCATGCCTTTGTTTTCTACATAAGTGAATAATGGTGTGGTCATTAGAAGATAATCCTTTAAACCACCGCGAAGTTGAAATTTACAAGTATCTTAAAAGAACATCTGACAATGCAAAATTTGCGCAGACCGTTTCCAGATTTGTTGACTTGCGCGAATATCTAGATACCCATACTTTTGAAAGTGCTGCCGAATTACGTAAGAACATTGTATCGCACGGTGTTCCTATCTTCTCAAACCCGGAATCCGAACAGCTATTTAAACTTACAGCAAAGACAGGCGGCGGTCCTGATGTTGATTTGATTGATAACGTTGTCAGACAGTGGTTGAGCTTTTTATATGAGTGGCAGCCGGCATTCTTAAAAGATGGTGTCGATATTGTGAGCCCCTTTGTTTTTATCGCGGCCACGTTGGAAAGATTACCGGTTGTTGGGCCAATGTATACTATTGCTTTGAATTCTATTACAGCGACATTACCAGTAATTGCAGCGTCAATTGAAAACATTACTCCAGAACTTATTGGGTT